AGGTTGTGTGCGCCCATCCGGCAACCCATCCACCAGTCCAGTTTGTGCTGGTCCAACCGCTCGCGCTCAGAAACTCGATTGAGTCAGTGGCAGTCACCCCGGCAGGATCGCCTGAGACTGGATGAATCGTCACGATTTCACCTGTGCCTGCGCTGTTCGCGCTAACGCCGATGGGAGTTTCACCAGCGCCGCAAAGTGCGCATTGTGTTGCTGGTGCCGTGCCGGCCTTGACAAAACGGTTGGCTGTGACTGCCGACTCTGCGATTCGTGTGATAGTCATTGCGCGCCTTTCTTAATGCTATTAGTCAGCCCGTGAGTCAGCGTTGCTGTCGAATACTGCGCCAGCGCCAGCGGGCACAGCATGAGAAGCAGTGTCGAGAGTAAGAGCCTTTTCATTTTGTGTCCGCCTTGCTCACGCGCTGGGAGAGGAACATAACCCAGCGCGTGAGCTGGGGCTGGTTGGTTAGTTACTTGACCTTGCGTTTCTGCTCTTCGGAAGTCTGCTCCGGCTTCGCAACACGAAGCTTCTTGAACTCGGAGGCGAACAGGACTTCGACCCACTTGCCAGTCGAGTGTGCCGCGCGCGCCTCCGCGAACTCGCGCCGTTGCTCGGCATAGGGAATGTCTACGCCGTGGATAATCGCGGTCTTACCTGCCGCGTCGATTCCCAGCGTGATTGCTCGTCTCATAGTGTTACGATCTCACAAGGATTTTCAGTTTGTTGGTGTCACCGGCTGCGGCACCGAAGACAACATCGTAGGATGCCCAGGTGGTACGCGACGCATTCGAGAACCACGAGCACGCAAGCACGGTAAGGCCGAGGCCCTCGACAGTAGCAGTCTCGGTCACGATGCTCGACCCGCTGCCGAACGACACCGGAAGACCGCTAGCAACTGCGATCGCATCAGGATCACAGACAACGCCAACGGTATTGGACGCGGCGCCGGTCCAGTCGTTCTGCGCTACAACCATGTCGAAGCCGTAGGGCTTCAGGCCTTCGCGTCCAGGAATGTCACCGCTCGTAAGCCCGAAGTAGTTCACGTCCTTCGGCAGCAGGTATGCGAGATGTCCCCAATCGAGCACCAGATTTTTTCTCGGCCAGTTTTTGGCCAGCGCCAGAATCGCCGGCAGATCGTCGCGGTCGAAGCTGGCAGCCGCGCCGATAACAGTGACTTGGCCGCCGTAGGTAGCAGTCGCAAGCAACGTGGTCCAAATGCTGGAGATTTTCTTGGCGAGATTGATGGTAGCTCCCTCGGCAAGAGTGGCCATGCGGAAGCCCTGATTCTGCGCGGCATTGTCCAGGTGGAAGCTCGCAGTGTACTGGTTCATAGTCACGCTGATTGGGTCAAGTTTGCTATCGCCAGACTCGAAGTTCGTCGCGTTAGTCTGAACCGTCGGACCGCTCGTATGCTTCGCGACAACCACGGTTGCCCTAGGGCGAATGCGATCCAGGCCGAAATCGCGAGAGAAAGCAGCCAGCGGGGCGAGTTGCACTTGAGCCGTCTGAACAAACTGCTCGGCCAGGAATGCCGGGACCAGAGTAGAACTCAGAGTGTTCACGTTCATCGGGTCATACCCTCGAAGCCGATGGAGTTCCGGCAGGTGGTTGCGAAGAAACTCGTAACGTTCGCGCGTTCCTTTAGGTTTCTTCTCCAAGTCGTTGAGAAGAGGATTTCCGATGTTCACAACGCCGCTCGGCTGTGGAGTCTGATTCTCTACCACCGGGAACGCCTTGAGGTTTTCGAGGAGTCCCTCGTTCTTCAGCACGTCCGGCAGCCACTTGGCAACGTCGATGCTGGGTCGCGTCGCGGCAATGTTGTGGAGCTGGTTCGTGATCCTGATTTTCCGCTCGGACTCAAGCGCCGTCCGCAGGCGCTCAAGTTCCGCGTTGTGATCAATCACGTTCACGGGTCTGATGTCCGGCTGAGGGTTAGGCCCCGCCGTGTTTGTTGGGTTATCCATAGGTTTCGGCTGGTTTGTGTTTTTCTTTTCCGTCTTGGCGGGGCTTAGTCCGCCGCCCGCTCCAGGCACACACTTGAAGCGGGAAAGGTTGAAGTTGTTAGGTTGCGCCGTGCTGTCTGTGACTTCATCCGCAAGCCCGATCTCGTGTGCTTCGATGCCATCCATCCAGGTTGTGGCACGCATGAGGTCACGCATCTTCTCTTTCGACTTGCCAGTCTTGTCAGCGTACATTTGCGCAACCCGGTCACTCTCATTGTCAAGTAACTCGGCCTGCTCGCGCATAGTCTCAGAGTCGCCGATTACGAAGCCTTGTGCGTCGTGAATCATCATGCGCGCGGTCTTCGGCATGACCACCTTGTTAGCCGCGCACGCAATCCAGCTTGCGGTGCTAGCCGCAAGCCCATCGACGTACGCAGTAACGTCGGGCTTGCGCGAAGCTACCGTGTTGTAAATCGCAAGCCCGTCGAACACGTAGCCGCCGGGAGAGTGTATGTGCAGGTCGATAGGGCCTTGTGGAATCGCGTCCCACGCTTCGAGAAACTCCTTTGGATCATTGCCGCTGCCATCCCAGTCCCGGCCAATCATTCCGTAAAGGAGGACTTTCGTGCTCTTTGCGCTGTTCGTGATTTCCCAAAACGGTTTCACTTCTTTTCCTCCTCTTCAGTGTCAGGCTTCTCCTCCTCTTCACTCGGAGCTTGCGCGGCCTGTTGCTTTCCGTTGATGTTCGCAATGTCACTAGGGTCGACACCGTACTCTGCCGCGAGCTCTTTGATGTAAGCAGCCTGCTCTGCTTTCCTGCGCAGCACAGTTCTCCAATCGAGTCCCCTTGGCGAAAGGATAGTCTCCAGGTCGTCCGTTCCGGCCTGGAGACTTTGGAGGTTAGCCGACATAGTATAACCTATGTCAACGTTTACTCCTCTTGGCGGGAGTACATTCGCCGCCCAGTATTCGGTTGGCGCTCCGGATAGTTCCGGTGTGTTCCGAGCGACGGACATAACATAGCCGTAGATGTCACGACACGCATCGGCAATTACGCTTGAACGCTGGGCGAAGAAAGATGCAGCTAGGTCGAGGCTGCCACGGTACACAGTCCCTTGCATACTGTCTGGGTCTACCATCACGTAGGGAATACCTACCCCAATGCAGATCGCTTTCGTGATGAGTTGCCAATGTTGGCGCTGTTGCTCTGTGGGTCGAGTGGCAATGAATTGCTTGATGTCCTCACCATTTCCAAGCGCGATAGCCATTGCGCCAGTAGCATCCTCGATCAAGTCCGTGGTTGTCTCAGTTGTCGCTGCGCCGCCCGCTGTGCTGTTGCTGCGAGTGACCTGTGACCTGCGGAATCGGAGCGGGTCGAATGTTCCGGTTGCATTCGTCTTCAGCACACCGAGAGTCCCGGCCAGCTTTGCAACCTGCATCTCAAGCTTCCATAAATCATCAAGATCATGGAGAGCGTTGAGAACAGGAGATAGGAACGAAGTCCCGCGATACTGTCCTGGACGCTGTGGCTCGAATAGGTGCCACACTCGTTCCGCTGGTACCACCTCGATGAGCTTGAGTCTGCCTGCGTCCTCCTCCGCGTGTACAGCGTATCCAGTCGGCCTACCATTCGAGTCAACGAATATCCCATCAATCCACTGCTTGTTTTTCTCCTGTCCGTCTGGCGTGCGGATCAGATGCCCCTCGATGATCTGCACCCTCGGCCCGACCCGGCCCATCGACTTCAACACGAATGTTTCGCCGTCGATGAACCATGTCCGCGCCATCAGGCCTTGCAGTGTGCCGAAGCTTTGCCTGCTCGTGGCATCCGGGAACTTGCACCATGTCTGCCACCAGTCACTGGCCCGCTGGTTCCATTCGTCATCATCCGTTGAAGGCTGAACCACTAAGCCAGTGCCTACCGTGCCAGACTCGAAAATGTCAGCTAGCTTGTTGACGAGCCACGAGTTGCGCTCGTAATACCTAGCCTTCTGGGCGAGTGTCTGCCTGGACGCTGTTGAAATATCGAATCGCGCTGAAGTGTAGGTGGATTGAATCCGACTGCGCCGCGTCGAATACTGCGCAGCCTCATAGACGTTGCCAACGAGTAACCTGGCCAGCCAATGGCGGAGCGCGTTTACCATTGGTTCATCCCCGCGAATTCAACCGAATGCTGATAAACGTCCGGCAACCGGCCTGTCATTTCGGCAGCAATCTCGGCGTTGGTAGCCTCGTCGTCGTCGAGGTAGGTTATGCAAGTGTCGCACAACTCCAGAAGCCGTTGCCACATTTGGACGGCATCTTGTTGTGACATGCCAGCGGAAGCTGGATCAAAGAAGGAAGTGCTAACGCCGTTCATGCTGACGCTAGCAACTGACCGACCAGAGGATACGTCGCCGAAAGTAGAAGCAACCTTAGCAGCTAACCAAGTGCGCAACGCCCCAGCGCTGGCTTGCGACACCGCGTAGGTGACTGCCGCCCGGTAGGTTGATGCTGCTATTTGCGCCACGCGAATAAGGTACGCGTGGGCAACTAAACTAGTCTAGTGGTAGTTGTGGCAGTTGCGGCAGTTACGGCAAGTCATCAATCAATCCCATAGCCCGTAGTGCTTCTATGACCTTCCCCTTGCGATACCGAACGAAGCGCAGGTTGAAGACTCGCCGCGCAGGCTTCAGCCCCCATCGCGTTTCATTGCGACGCACCTGGTCGACACTCACGTCGAGCAGTCGTGCAATGTCCTTGCGCGATAGGTTGTCACTCATTGCAGCGGCAAGCACCATTGCAGGCGCTGGATAAGTGCTCGCACGTCGGCTTCTTCCAAGACCGCGAACAGTTGATCTTTGTTGAAAAGTCCGTCGCGGCATTCGCAGTTGAAGTCCATCTTCAACGATTCTCCGGTTTTCTGTGCGCGGTCGAGTTTATCGCAGAAGTCACCGGTGTCGTTTGATTCTATGGCTCCGTTGATTGATTGCGCGAGAAAGTCCGCTTCCCATGTCTGACCCTTGATTTGCAGTTCGCCAAACAGGTATGGCTCATACTTGGAAAAGACCGTGTTTTCGGGCATCGCTCTGAATTGTTCAAGGTTCAGTATTCTCATGTTCCTCTTATTCCGTCGGCAGTGTTGGCATCAGGCCACACCACATTGCAAATGCGAGTTGCATTACCTCGCAGTCAAGCAAGTGGTTCGGCCATCTCTGACTGCGCTTCGTCCACGTCCGAGTTGTCTTGCCTGTCTTTTTGCTCGGTTGCTGGTCGAGATATTCCGCATCCAGGTGTTGCCAATACTCCTCAGTTGCAACGTCCTTCGCAACAGCCCATGTAATCGACAAGTCTTTCGCTTGCTCTGGGTCGCGCAACACTGCGAGCAAGTCCTTGAACCAGTCCGATGCGAATTCGAAAAGGACAATCTCAGCCTTGCCGGCATCGGACGTTCCAGCAAACGGGTCGATGAACCTTGTGAAGTACGGGGCTTGTGCTTGCGTGTCTGGCTGCTTCCATGTCTTCCTGTTCGGCATACCCTTCGCGGGGCACCAGCCAGTCCCGAAGTGTTTGCCGCGTTCTTCAAGGAAAGTGAACTCTGAGTAAGCAGCGCAACGCCGATACACTTCTGCGTCCGAGCGCGCACCCCAGCCTGAGTCAACCATGACGCCAGCATCAGGAACATTCTCTTCGGTCTTGATTGCGTGCAAGTCTTCCCATGTCTCCGCGTGCCCAGCCTTCACTGCGGTCGACACCGTGCTAGTCTCTGAGTGTTCCCATGTCCGAACAACGTACCAGAAGTGCGGGCTTCCGTGCTGGCAGTCAACCGTCATTATCCTCGATGCCTCAGCCTTGGCTTCTGGTTTTGAAACGACAACCTCGACCCTCTGAGTCCGCATGTCCTGCCGCATGAATGGCTCTGATAGCGCGCCGTTGACGAAGCCGCGCAACCCAAGGAATGACTTCTTCGCACGGAGGAACGCGACAGCCAGCGCACCGAAGCTAGTCTGTGTCCCCACAGCGTAGAGGCTTGGAAGGTGGTAGGAACGAAAGCCGCGTGTCGTGGTAGCCGTCGCCGTGGCCACCCATCGGCCCTCGCGGATCATGCGGGTCTTCGCGCTGTCAGGTATGTCTCCTCCGCAATGCGGACATACTGCGTGCGCGCTCCGCGCCACACGATCCAAGTCCCATGATCCGTCAGCGCGTTTCGCTGTAGAGTCCCATGCTATCCAAGCCTCGCACCCAAGCCTAGGCATCACGCAGAACTGTTCCGACCATGCAAATACAACCGGCTTGCGACACAGCGGGCATGGGACTTGGTATCGCCGCTGGTCTCCTTTCATGAACTCTTGCCAGATGAGTCCGTCCTCTTCCGTGGGCGTCGAAGCTTTCACCCTGAGCGGGTTTGTAAAGCTCTTGGTCCTCTGCTCTGCGAGGTTCACAGCGTCTGCTTCGGATCGGACTTCCTTCGGGAATTTGTCAACCTCATCCATGATCACAACGCGCGCGGGGCGGCTGGCAAGGTTGGCAGGCGAGTTTGACCCAACGAAGTTCACAAGGCTTGGACCAAACTCTTGCTGGAGCAGTGTCATCCCCGTGCGTTTCGCTGATCCCGTCGGCATCAATGTGGTCAGGCTGGGTGATACCTTGACAACAGGCAACCACCGCGTGGTCGAGAAGCTCCGCGCAAGTTGTTGCGTTGGGTGCACCCATAGCAAGCCAGACGGAGAGTTGACAAGCACGTAAGCCACGCCCGCGATCATGAGAGTTGACTTGCCCGTCTGCGATCCGAAGCACAACACAAGGTCTGTGACGCCCGGCGCATTCCACGCATCCAAAGGTTCCCGCATGTAGTCCCGGCCAAGCCACGATAACGGGCCGGGGGACTCGGA